AGACCCAGTGGCCACTGGTTGTTTAGTTAGGGGTTCCATTGTTCAGGCCAATGGAAATGCATGGAGTGTCTGGCCGCACCAGACTTAGGTTCTAATGCGAACCAACTCCATGCTTAACCTATTTCGTGGCGTCACGAAAATGGTCTAACCCCTTGGTATGACTGATGTATTAGTTGAGCACACAAAACAGCCAATACATCATTAACCTATTCTTAACCTTGCCGTATAGGTACATGCTCGGTGCATGCGTAGTACTTGCTTGGTTACTTGTAATGGACTTGGCGTATGCGATAGCTAAGGACATCCCTTGACCAGGTACTGTCTGGATGATTGATTACGGCATCGAATGCTTCATTGATTGCATCATTGGAACCACCATGGTTCAGTGCATCGATTACTGCATAGTCCAATGCATCCATTAGATCATCGACAGAGTTACGGTCACGTGTAGGGATGTCTCTAGCTTTAGCTTTGTAATAGTCATTGAGATCATCAGGTAGTTCAGCAGTAGTCATGAGTAGTGTTGGTGAATGATTGATGAGTAGTTAGAGGAATAACTTCTATCTATAGAAGAGATTCCCTGGTACGGGTTGTTGGTGGGGGTATGGGGGGACAGTAGTTATCTGTCAATACCTCATTAGTTTGTTATTTAAATTAAATAGAGAAGCCTAAGCCAGCTGTCGCAATAGTCGGGTTCGACCTCGTCTTCCGCTGGCGTGAAGCAGACTGAGTCGAAGGTCCACTCTTCGAGGTCTTCGAGGCACGGGATGTCGTACCAACCTTCGAGGTCGGCCTTCTCTTTTGCGGTGTAGTTACCACCGCTTGGCTTCCAGTAATAACGGTAGACTCCACGCTTGTTTTGGTAGATACTACCGGGCTTTGGGAGTCCACCTTCTTTTGGATCGTAGTTAACTTCTGGTTCGAACTGGAGTTCAGCTTCGTTACCAGTGAGGGGTTCATAGCCAACTGCGTAGGCAATGAATTTCTGTTCAGTTGTAAGAGCCATTTGATTGCTTGGATGAGTAATGTGAATAGGATATAGACAGCCGCCACAATTAATGTGACGGTGTCATAGTTACTTAACTTGTTCTTCATAGTAAACCTCTGTGTATTCTTCGCGTAGTGCGTTAGCCATTTCATATGCCAGGTCCGCCATTGCGTCTACGTAGTCAGCAACGGCTTGGTCCTGGAGTTGATCAAGTTCTGGTTGTGAGTAAACCAAGATTAAGTTGCAATGGGATAGTTGAAATCTCGATAACTGACAGTTATCAGGATTCCGAGTAGTTTAAGGACATACTCAGGTCCATTCAACGATTAAGATTTAGATTCCTCCTTGGCAGCTCCACAACCTATAAGTACGGTTACGACTGCTGCAAGGGGGGATGTGGGGGTGTACAAAAGTTAGGACCTTTGTACGTAACTTCGTTTGGGACAGGGTCACCATAGGCATACTCTCCTTCTAGTTGATAGATCAAACTGACGGAAGAGGTGACGCCTTTAACGTGTACTGTTAGTTGAGTGCCTTTGCAAATGATAGAGACATGCTCTGGTTTGGCAAAGTCTATTTGATCGGTTACTTCCATAGTTAGTTGTGTGCAACGAAGTCTGAACTAGATGTTAGTTCATTGATGGGGATGACGTCTGCCTCCCTGAGTTCCTCTGGGAAGCAGCCTTCATAGTCTTCTGATTGATTTTCAATTACTTCACAACCAGCATCTTCGAGCTGGTATACGGCATTGTTCCAAGTATTAGCAGAGACTGAAACTGTGGCATAACGCCCAGTTGAGTCTGTAATTAATGCAATGTATTGAGTCATGGTTTAAGTTGAGGAATTGAATGGTTAGGCATTTGAATTAGTTTGGTTACATCCGTACCAAACAATGCGCCAACCGTCATTGTGGCAATGCCAATTACCATGCAGAATGTAAGGAATGCTTCCATGTAGTTAACCGGTGGTTCACCATAGGAATCAAGATGAATATATTTGCCTTTATCAAGTTTGATAATCTGTTTCATGTAAGTTAAGTTAGTAGTGTTGACGTAGACCTCATGGGTGAGGCCTACAGAAAAGGACCGAAGTCCCTTAGTGTAGGCGTCAGACAGTTAGAGCTTCTTCTGCGAGTTGAGCTACGGCTTTTGGCTTGGAACCAAAAGCATAGCTGGTAACACGCATTTGAAACTCTGGGTTCTTAAGCGGAGTAAGGACATCGTCTTTCATGTAGAAAGCACGAATGCCTTTAATAGTTCCTCCGATAGTTAGCTCTTGACCAACAACAAGATTGCCATTGTTGAATGCAGTCATCAGCCCATTGCTATTAGTGAAACGTACACGAATGTTCGTATTCTCATTAATGGTATGCATGAGGGTAATGGCCAAGAAGTCTTGACCTTCATGCGTAGCAAGTTCCATGTGAGCAATGCGTCCATGGAGACTGAGCTGCTGGAAGTCAGGGAGCTGTTTAAGTTCAGTCATAGTTAGAGCTGAGTTGAGTTAGTAGGTAGTACATATGTATGTCCGTACAGTGTACGTACAGCAGACAGTGAAGTCTGCAGGGAGAGCCGAAGCCCTCCGGGCAGACATCTACCAATCGTGGATACGCACCACATTTAAATCAACAAGTTTCTTGTTGAGTAGTTCTGCGCCCATGACTAATGCTTGAGTCCGTGTTCGAGCCATTAGCTCAATCACAGACTGTGCATGCCATACGCGCCAAACAGTTAATGCGTTATCCATTATTCCTCGATGCCATATTCCTGTTCCCACTTCAGTGCGACACGGTTGATGTCAACCTTCTTCTGAAGCAGTGCACAGATTGGCAGTAGGTCTTCAAATCGTGCCATACCATCTTGAAATTGATAGAACAGTTCAAGAGCTGCTTGACGCCGCTCTTCAACATTCCAATCAATACAAGGTAGTTCGTCACTAGAATCCCTACGTGCCAATAGCCTGGCATCGTGGGTTAGTAGATGTTCAACTTGTGCAACGTTCATGATTGAAGTTGAGTTGTGTTGAGAGCAGACAGTGAAGTCTGCAGAGAGGACCGGAGTCCTCTGGGCAAACATCATTGACAGTAGTTGTAGTAATCAACTAGTTCAGCATGTAGTTCTGAGACTCCTGCTGGTATACCACCACCAAGAGTACGAACATCTTTATCGTGCCAGATGCCATTACTGTCACTGCACTCATAATGAAGCTGAGTTGATTCACCGCCATACCAAATGGTACGGTCGTGTGAGTTGTTTGTAGGTTGATAGATAAACATTGACTTGAACAAGCCACACTCAGTGTGTGACAAGACTGAGCCTGGGGTTTGCACCCAAGCATGCCGCTTGCACGGACTCAGTTAGTTGTGTAGCAATTTGCTACAACCAAACCATCCGAAGTTCATGTAGCTTTTGAATTAGCTTTGTGAATAAGCTTATGCACATGGATGTGCAAAAGCAACAATATAAAATGTGGAAACATAATTAATTACATCCAATTAAAGTTGAGTTTGTCTGTGGAAAACCTGTGGAAAACCTGTGGAAAACAATAGCTCCAAATAAATTACAGTCCTGTTTCGAAGATGCGGGTCGGCGGAGCGCGCCCCAAAATCAGGCGCGATTATGCGTAAATTGCATAGATGTTGATTGATTTGAGGTGATTACATTATCCGTTGGTTCTAATTGTCATATAACTTAATTATTACGGTGTCTTCTCATGGTGCGACCCCACATTCTTTTTTTTTCCTCCCACATTCACTTTCGGCTTGGGGTTTGGAGAAGGGTCAGGTAAATCTAACCCCTATTTAGGGTATATACGGCCCTTTTTTAAAACACACTGACCCCCTTTGGGGGTACATTGACTCATGATAGGGGTAGTTTTAATTTATTTTTAAAAATTACAATCCCTACGTTGAAGTAAAAATGCGTTTTTGTATGTACTTTCCCCAATTAGCCCAAGAATTCACACAAAAAAGCCGGGGATTTTATTCCCCGGACTTTGCTTATTTTTTGAACTGTCTAAAACTTACCTTCGATTTTTAGCAGCCTTAGCCACCTGGGCCGCAGCAGCATACATTTCGGGATCTGGGCGTTGTTTGCCGAGTTCACGTCGGGCACCGGCAATAAACGTTTGAATTTCAAAACCTTCTTTACCTTCTTGCGCTAATTCCTGTGCTTTATCGGAAATTGCAGTTAAAGCAATTGCGCGTTCTGTCCTAGGTTTTGGTGTGTCCATGGCAAAAATAATAGTTTTTCCTTAATTGTCGGTAAAACTTTTTGTTAATTCAAGTCTATAGCATTTATTTTTTGTGTTGCAGGCTTTAAAATACAAAAAAGACGTACATTAGTAAAAATAAAGTTCAATGGCGTTATCTCCTGCTGATTTTTACGCGTATAGCAATGCCACTGGAACGCCATACCCAGAAAATGCAGAAGATCGTGCATATTTAGCACCGGAAGTCTTGGAGTTTCGCCGTAATCAACTCAAGTCTCCACAACAAGAGTCAAATATCCTTCAAACAATTGGAGCAGCAGTACTTGGTCTTGGTGCGTTAGGTGCAGCGGGAGTTGCTGGTCGTCGTCTGCTAAGGCCCGTAGGAAAATCCGCAACTGCTGGCGTACGTCAAGTTGATCTAGCGGAGCTTGCCAAGAACCGTGGAAATCTAGAACGTGTTTCTAGCTCAAAAATTGTTACAGAACCCGCCGTCAAACCAGCAACTGTTGATCTTGTTGAGAAATCTAAAATTCTTGAAACCATTACTCAAAAATATCCAGAGCAAGGGGAGGAAATTCCTTTTGTTCCTTATCACGCCACTCGTGATGTAGATCCGTCAGAGACTCCGGTCTTCATGGGATTCACAGCTGGTGGTCAACCTAAGTTATTGCAAAATCCACCGTTACCTGCAGTACTTAAACAAGCACGTCAAGGCGTATTTCCTGAGGCTTCCAGTTTGACGGGGCTTCAAGATTTGCTTGAGCCGGCTCAAAGCGTACAAGTTAGTAATGCGCTTGAAACAGGAGCCAACCAAAGCATAGGACGGGTAGAGCACCTGGATCAGTTAAATCAAAAATATGACGTTACTCAAGATGCTCTTGTAAATAAAACACTAGAAACACGTACAATCACTTCGCAAGAGCTTGCAGATATTGCAAAAGAACAAATGATTACCCGCCGACAAAACCTTGTGGACCGCGGGTTTACACCAGGTACAGCGCGGTTTGAACATGAGCTTTCTCAAGGTCCGTTACCGCTTGTTGTAACTAAAGCCGTTGAAGCAGCTGGTGCAAATCCACTTGATCCTCTTGGCGAATTAAAAGAAAGAAGTTTGGTTAATATTGGCCCAGAAGCACAGGTTGAGACAACGGCAGCAGGCACGGCAATTCGGGGAGCAACTCCTGTATTGCATGAAGCACTTCCAAAAACCAGTCTTCGTCAGCTGTTAGGTGGTGAAATGGGTCCTGATATCCCCGGTTCGCAACGTGTCCGTGGAGCTTTATCGGCAGATATTCCAGCTGAACAACTTTCAAAACAAGAAATTACTTACGGCTTTCTTAACCAAGCACCTGAACCTGAAATTGTTGGAGGTTCTGCAGGCATTGGTGTGTATGGATTGGAATCAGGTTTTGTCCCTGGCGCAATGAGTAAAGCAACAGGTGAGTTTTCAGCAGCTTCCGAACGTAAGCCAACATATGTTCCAGCATGGCTTGCTAAACGTGAGCAGACACCATTTGCAAATCTTTCACCTACTGGTTTAGAAAACGCATTAGCAAAAGCCGGAAAGTCGGGAACTGCAGCAATTCAAAATGAAATGCAACGTCGTCAAATTAATCGTGAAAGCGTTGCAGCAAGTGAAGCGTTACGTCGAGCTAGAATCGAAGGACGTGATCCGCAAATGATCCTCAAGCAACTGGGTGTTGTTAATTAATCATGGCCGAAAACCAAAAAAAAGATAAAAAGTGGATCCAAGGGGCAGAGATAAAAGAAGGTGCCTTTACGGCCAAAGCCAAAAAGAAAGGTATTACTACTGCTCAGTTGCAGGAAAATGTTTTGTCTAATCCAGATAAATACGATGAAAAAACAGTAAAACAAGCAAACTTACGTAAAACTTTAGTAGGATTACACAAGAAGAAAAAAGAAGGAAAGCTAAGCACTGATGGCTAAAGACTTTCGCCTTGATCTAGGCAGGTATATTGATTACACCAAAGACGTTTTTGTTAAGCAACGGAAGCTTAATTTTGACGATTTGTTTGCTGCTAAGTCAGGATCTAACTCTGCTCCCTGGACGCCAAGCAGATTTCAAGATAACGACTTATTAAAAAAAATTCAAACGCGCAAGTTACAACTTAATCCCACACTTAATTTTATTGGGGAAACTCCTGAAGAGTATGAAGTTTTTGCTGGGCTTGGACGCTTTAAACGTTCCGAAGGATATGACTTTGAGAATGGCCGTCCCTTAACAACATCACGTCCAGAAGAACAACCAGGTTTTACTGAAATCTGGAAACAAGCATACGATATTAGTCCAACAGTTTCACCGGAAAAACGTGTTAAAAACCCAATGCCTCGCATGCGAAATCCAGATCCCAAGGGTTATCTAATGATGAGCGCTGAAAAACAAGTTGAAAATGAACAAGAAGGCAATAAGTCTGTTGCTGAGTTAATGACTAATAAATCGGATTTAACCGAAAATCAAAAAGAAACCAAAACATAGGAATTTATAATAAATGAAAGACGGTAAAAATACGTGAACTTTCAACGCTTATTAAATTTTGCCAGGCGTGAAAAAGACGTTCTTCCTTCAGTGGCAACTGGCAGTGCGTTGTCAGGTCTATTTGGACTGCTTACAGGCGGTCCTGCTGCTGGCGCTGCTTATGGCCTTGGAGACTTAGCTTTAGCTTATCCAGCTACTCTTGGAACGCGAGCAGTTGCTAAAAAATTAATTACCAAACCTATTGCAGGTATTGAACCAAAAGTTCTACAACAAGGTGCCGAAACCATTGCAAATCTTGGTGCATCAATCGCATCAGTACCCTTGGTAGATACTGTTACAGCTGGACGTTTATATCCTCAAGTGCAACCAACCAATATTTCGCAAGAACAGCAAATCATGCAAGAAATGGTCCAACGAGCTAATGTTAATAAGTTAGACACACAAGCGGTAGCCCCTGGAACTCAATTTCAAACTGCAGGCATTGAGTTTTTACATGATTACATAGGACGTGGTCCACAACAATCTCGTGACATGTATGCAGCTACCCTAGGACCAGAAAACTATGCGCTATTAGCCGAGTACGGAGGATTACCCCGTGGCTGAAATCCCAAAGCTTTCACCACTTAAACAAGGTTACAAAACAGCCGAAAGGCTGATGACTGAAACCGACTCATACAACTTATCTGTTGGCTCACCTACATTTAAAAAACGCCTTGCTGCTGAAGGCGTAACTCTTCGTCAAACCCCTGGTCAGTTTGCTGGTGCGTACGCAGCACGTTTAGTTGCTGACGTTACAAATGATGGTACACGTTCTCAGTGGTGGCGTTTCAATCATCCAGAAGCACTTAAAAATAAACTAGTTGAATCAGCAATTGGCAAAGAGGCGGCCCAAGAAATGGGACCGATTAAAAAAGGTTTGTTGATGACTTCGGTCCTTGGTCCTTCGGCGGCGGTGACCGGTGCATACGACCTTACAAACGTTGGACAGCAATTTAGACCTGCTGGCTTTGCGCAAGCCTATGCCGAAGAGGGCTCGGAAGATCGCAGAGAAACATCACAACCGGTACCTGAATTATTTGAACGTTTCTTTTTAGGGCGTACGGGACGCCCACTTGCATATGAAGAAGCTAAAAAAGACATTCCTGATTTAACTCCTCAACGGTATGGTGATTTTCTTAGAAATTATTATCAAGACAAAGGTGTTTTAGGTGTTTTAAAAGCAACGCCAGAAAATTTACAAGGTGTACCAGAAGTTCGTCTTCTAGGTTTTCCTGTAACCATTCCATCAGTAACCGCTGCTGCTGGTGGTGCCGCTGCAGTTGGTGCAGCGACACGTTTGATAAAAGGTCCAGGACGTTTTGGTAAGGCTGCTGCCGCCGGTCTTGTAGGCTCATTGGGAGGTGTTGCATTTGGTAATTTAGTTAATGAAATAATTGCGCAAGCAAATCGTCCAACATTACCAACAACTGATGAGTATCAAAGCATGAATACTGATAGAATTTAAATAACAAGACATAACCGTAAGTAGATGGTAATGCCGCAATTTGGTCAAATACCTGGCTTGCCTGTTGGTCCACAGCCATTTAATTTAGAACCTCCCACCGCTGATTCTTTTGCTGCACGGGCACGAGAAGAGATGAAGCAAAGACTTGGTGGAGCAAAACAAGCTGGCAAAGAAGTTCTACAGCAAGGCAGTCAATTTGTTCAGGGGTTAGCAGAAAGGCCTGGTCTTGGCCGGGCTGCTTTTCTTGGTGGTTTGATTCCAGGTGTTTTAGCTGCTGGTAGTGAACTACAAGAAGGTCGCCCTGCAGGTGCTGCTGCTGCCCTGGGTGCAGGAGCCCTTACTTCAGGCATTGGAACTGCTCTTTTAAAAGCACCTAACCCGCTTGCCAAACTTGCAGGTGGTGCCTTGATGTTGGGTGGCATGGCAATCCCTGGCATGGCAGCTCAAGGTGCTGAGTCAATCCGTCAAGACGTTACTGGAAAGCCAACAAAAGGCAGAGAGGGTGAGTTTTCAACCCAAATGGCAATGAATCGTGAGATGGGTGAGCTAGGCGCAACACAGTACCGGGATCAAATGGGTACCTATGTAAGTGCTACCAAAGATTTATCTCAGTACTATTCCAATCAAGCATATACAGATCTTCAACGTAATATTCCTTTAATTAATAAAATGAAAAACGCTGACTTAATTCGTCAGCAAGCATTGATTAATACCCAAGGTCAGCAGTATGCAATGCTTGGCACACTGGCAACTGCAGGTCAGTTAGCAACTGGTGCTCAAGCAGAGACTGGTGCTACGTTGCGTACTGCACTACAAACTAATCCTTATGCAGGTTCTACTTTACAGGCCCCTGCAATTCGCTTTGGTTGATCATGACGAGTACTTTTCCTAATATCCCTGGATTAAATATTGGCTCTGGTGGTGGCTTTGCTTCAACCCTTCCCAATGTTCCTGGTATTTCGTCTTTTATGCCGCAGGGATTTCCTCCTGGAGGCATAACAGGCGCATTCACGGGATCTACATCACCTTCAATTGCAGGTAGTTGGGTTGATCCAGAAAAAATAAAACAGTATAAGGAACTTTTTGGGGAGTCAGGTCCTTTGATTGGTTTCTTAGAACAACGTGCAACTTACGAACAAGATCCACAACGTCTAAAAGAAAAACTAGATATTCTTGGGCCATACCAAAAAGATGTTGCAGAAACCAATCAAAAATTAGGTTTACAATCTTTAATGGCAGGAACTTTATTCAAGGGTATTCCGGATACCATCAAAGATTACAATATGGCAAAAGTATATGGACTAGCCAACCAGACACATGATTTAGCGGCTTATCAAACAGATAGGAATCCATCCGCTTATAGTGGACTTAGGTATCGTATTGGTGGAGGAGCTAGGTAATGGCATTTGCTTTACCCGCAGCAATGGGTAGTATTTTTTCCGCAGGAGCTCCTGCATTCGGTGCTGCGCAAGCCGCTGGTGGTGCTGCCGCTGCTGGCGCCGCAGGTGCCGGTGCAGCAGGCGCTGCAGGTCTTGGGGGAATGCTGAGTACAGGCCTTAGTGCTCTTGGTGGGCCAGTTGGTCTTGGTATAGCTGGAATCAACACGTTGGCAAGCATAATTGGTGGCCAGCAAGCTGAACAAGCCATGCAAGATATGCGTACATATCAATTTGGTTCTAATATATTTAGTAAATCGTTTGATGATTTTCTAGATTTTAATAAAGCCAAAAATGAAATTGCTTTGGCAAATTCTCCGCAGGCTCGTCAACTTGCAAGCAGTGATTTTCGTAAAGATTTAGCAGGTAAATACGCAGATCCCTTTACACGTTCATCCGCCTCTCGGTTCTCTGGTTCCTCTTACGGGTAATTATTATGGCTGACAATCCTGATATCGGTCTTACTACAGACATGGTTAAAAAGTTTGCTAAAAGCAAACCCGGTGATTTTTTTCCATCTTTTGAACAAGCGATTCGGTTAGGACAAGAAACCCCAGAGTCGGCAGCTACTGCATTTAGGAATGAAGCCAGCGTTCGTCGTTGGAACCCTAAAAAAACAGAAACTTTTGCACGTATGCTATCTGGGATGCAACCCATAGCTATTAATCCAGAACGTTATAAAGCTTTTACGCCTATTGCTCAAAAATCATATATTGATATCTTGGGACGCGAGGCGACCCCTGATGAGATTGCCCAACAAATATCTTATGCAAGCTCACGGCGAATCAGCCCATCAGACCCTGGCGCGTTTGAAGCTTTTATGGGGGATGTATTAAGTACTTCCCGTGAAGGCCAAGCAAAAATTAAAACCCCAGATGATTTCACTGCTGAAAGACTATATGGAACTATGCAACGTGATGCACAAGGTAATTTAATTCGTGGGCGCTATGCATTTAATGCAGAAGAAGTTGGCAGGGCTGCTAATGCAATGCTAGGTAATTAATCAATATAGTTTAAAATAAAAACAAGAATCCGTAAATGCCATGCCTGTAAAAAGTGCCCAAGACTATTTAACGCAATACGCTAAAGATAAAAAAATCACACTTAGCGAGGTAAAAAATTTTCAAAATTTAGGCTTTGATTTAAACGAACTTAATAAATTTGTTGCAGACAGCCCTGATATTGTTTACAAACCTAAAGCAGAAATTTATTACAAAGAAAATATACCCCAACCCACAAAAGCTGAAGAACCTGTTAAGCTTCCGGATCAAACAGTAACCTACACTAATCCCGCAACAGGCGAGACAGGTCTTAGTATTCCAGAAATAGACTCAGCTGGAAAAGTAGCTGTGGCAACGATAGCCAAAGATGCAGCTACTGAAGTAGAAAAAGCCAGAGGAGAATGGGGTTATAAAACGCAAGGCCTGGCTTCAGAGGCGGCTAGAGCTGTTGGTTTTCGTCAAGCAGAAGCAACTGAAAAAGCTACGGAAATTGAAAGCCAAGGACGGCTTAATCTTCAAAACATTATCAATGCCGGATTAAAAGATGTAAGTGAAATTCAAGGTAGAACAGAAAGAGATGTAACCAAAATTGGCGGAGAGTATGCCGTGAAAGGAGAAGAAACTCGTCAGTCAGGGCAACGGGATATTTCTCGTATTGGCGCCAACGCTGCGGTTATGCAGGGCTTGGTGAATGCGTTTAGTTTTTAAATTTTAATTTAGAATAAACGTAACCTTGTTATAATTAGTAAAAAGGTTTTATCTCATGGCTTACGCCGACAACATTTCTCAAATTGATGCAGCTCTTAAAGCTGGTCAAATTGATGCTGCAACTGCTGCTGACCTTAAAAAACAAGCAGCCCAGCAAGAATTTGGTGCCAAATCTTTTGACATTAATGAATTCCAGGGTCTTCTTGATAAGTTGGAAGGATCTAAAATTCGTCAAAAGCGTAACGAATCCGTTGAGGCTCGTCGTAACACGATGACTCAGGGCTTGGCTAGCATGATGAGCAACTTCTGATGCAAGCATCAGCCGCTGATCCTCATTTCTCAAACGAGGGTGTTGACTTAGGTCAATACGAAAAAGCGGCTTCACTTGCTTATAAGTTTGCCAAACAACGTGCCGAAAAAGATCAATCAAAAGAATCGGAAGATTCCCTTGATCAAAAAAGTAATTTTTAATTAGTTATTGTCATGGCTGATACTTCTTCAACATTTGCGGATGATCTATCAAGTGATCCGTATGCTTTATTGTTTGATGAAGATAAAGCGCGACAAGCCGCTAGTGCTGCTAAGATCTTTCAAGATGTTTCTGTCGGCTCGACAATAAAGAAAGGAGAAGCTGCTGGTGAACAAGAACGTGAGACCATCGGTAAAGGAGCAGAAGAGCAACGAGCTTCTGCCACTCAGCAACAAGAGTTCAAGCAAAGAGACGAAGAGCGAGATTATAACCAGGCCCAGCGAGCATATCGATATTGAGTTATTTGACCAATGGGTCGATAATTTAACATGTGCCGAACAAGAAGCATTTTTAGCTTTTGCTTCAGACAACTTTTCAATTATTGAAAGCTTTCTTTATGCCCGTTTCCTTGGGTATAGAGGGAGCATTATTTCGTGTGAGTTGTGGATTAAATCTCGATATAAAAAACCAGATCATCGCAAAACACTCTTGTATGAGATTGAAGAAATGCAAGAAGACATTAGAAAATTGCGTGACGATATTGATAATAGTGTTGTTAAACGTGATGCAGGAGTTGCTCGTATTGCATCAATGCAAAAAGAGTTGCGAGGCACAATTGCTCAAGTAGAAACGTTCAGCAACACCAAAGACCGTAAGGGGTTGTTAATGGCTGGAGCTGATCGTGCCATTCGTGAGTTAATGTTTATTTTTAAAGATGATCCTATTGAAATTCCTTTGGAAGAAGCGTCCATGAGTGTATGGGCACGTATGCAGCTTGAAGAATAATTACCTTAAAATAAATACATGGTTGACCAACGCCCTGTTACAGTACCCGGTGAAAATGGCCAGATTGCTGGACGGTTGATGGATGTTGTTCGTCAACTGCAGAAAAACCGTGAGTCTGCTGCCGGTATCTTACGTCCTTTTCCGCTTGCACAGAATGTTGCTGGCGGCGCAGAAGTAATGTCCGCTTTACATGCCGCCAAACAAAATGAGCAAAAACAAAATGCCGCCCCAGCTCCTGGAGCACTTCAAAAAGAAAGAAGCCAAGAACAAGGATGGCAGCGAAATGTCGGACAAGGAAAAACGCCAGGCCGCCCTGGACAAGGCCCGCAAATATCAGGAGCAAAACCGTAAATCTAAAAAGTAAGTTAGTATTCAGTAATACCCTGAATACTTGTTGTGCCTTCATACCAGCACCTTGCTTATCGACGTAATGCTAAGGCTGCAGCACGCAAGCAACAGATTAGAGTACCAAAAAATCTTGAGCTTTTAGAAAAAGCACGTGAAGATTTTGGGTTCTTTTGTGAGTATGTAGCAGATAAACCGCCAGCGCAACACCATCAAAATTGGCATCATCATTTCATTACTGAACAAGATAGTAATTGTTTAATTAAAATTGCAGGTCCCAACATTGACTTGTTAGCTCCAAGGGGAAGTGCCAAGTCCACAGTCCTTGGCCTACTTACAGCATGGGCTATTGGCATTCATACAACTGCTAAGCTTCCTTTGCAAGTTTTGTATCTTTCTTATACGGTTGATATTGCTCGTTCCAAATCAGCAACCATTAAACGAATTATTGAAAGCAAACGCTATCAAGAAGTTTTTCCAACCGTAAGACTTTTAAAAAATGTAACCAGTAATGAGTACTGGTCGATTGATCATAAATTTGCAGGCATTGATGTTACTGGTGATGAACAATTTACTCTTTGCGCAGCGGGCCTCAAAGGTTCAGTGACATCCAAACGTTCTCATTTAGTAATGATTGATGACGCCATTAAATCTGCCGCTGATATTGCAAACCCAGACATCAGAAAAATGATGCAAGATAATTGGAATGCTGTTATTGCACCAACAATGTTTGAAGGAGCCCGCGCAATTTGTCTTGGTACCAGGTTTCGACATGACGACATTCATGCCACAACTTTTAACGAACAAAACAACTGGACGCAAATTGTTCTTTCAGCTATTCAAAACAATGTCAAAACCGGAGACGAAGAATCCTATTGGCCGGAGATGTGGTCGTTAGATTATTTAAAAGAAAAGAAACGACAAGCTCCAATTGCTTTTTCGTTTCAATACATGAATCAAATTGTCAGGCAAAATGAACTTTCACTGGCGCCAGAACTTATTGTTAAGGCAGAAATTGCAACGGAGTTTGATGCCTTGGGTATTGGTGTGGACCTGTCTGCAGGTATTAAAGAAAAAAATGATTACACTGTAATGATCTTAGGTGGTCGCATTGAAGATCGTATCCACATCATTGACTACAGGCGGATCAGGGTCATGGGTAACTTGGAAAAACTAGATGCAATGAAAGAGCTACTCAATGACTGGTCAATCCTTGGTTGTGATGAAGGCGGTAATTATTTCCCGACCTACTCTACGTGTGATATCTGGTCGGAAGCTGTACAGTACCAAGCATCTTTAGAAGCAGATTTCAAACGTGTTTGCTTAAACAATGAAGGATTATACAACTTAATTTGGCACCCAGTTAAAGGTTTCCGTGCTGATAAACTTGCCCGTTTTAGAGGCATCATTGGCATGTTTGAAGATCGAAAGATTGTTTTTAATCGTTTCCGTAATTTTACTAGTTTGTTTGAAGAACTTACCAACTTTGGCGTAAGTGGGCATGACGACTGTGTTGATGCCCTTGTATGGTTGGTAACAGGATTAGCACGAAAAGGAAACCTTCATCTTGATTATTGATTGTAAAATAATAGAAAGAAAGACTTAATTTAGTGGGTCCCGAAGTGCTAGGATTTGCTTTAACAGCGATAGTTTCCGCTGTTACAGGTGGCTCATGGGTGGCCAATAAATTAATGACGCGTCATCACGAGCGTATTGTGAATCTGTATAACAGGCTTGATCACGTAGAAAATCAAGTAGAACGACTTCCGCTTGAATATGTTTTAAAAGCAGATTTCCTAAGAGAACTGCAAGTAATGCACGATAATTTTAAACAGATCAATACTAAACTTGATAAACTTATGGAAAAGCTTTTTGAGCGATGAGTTACATTCTCGAAGTCGAGGAAGATGAAAATGGTGAGCAGTTCATCACCTTACCCGAAGAAGTACTTGAAGATCTAGGCTGGGAAGCAGGAGACGTGTTGAACTGGGACGTGAAAGGTACAGGCATTATTATCACCAAAGTTAATGATCCTGTTGGCTATGAAGTATTAGAGGATTAAAATAAAAGAATCGAAAATATGTAAAATGGTCAGATACGACGGACAATCCAGTGTTCCCGGAGCCCCAGGTAACTCCGGTGGTTTGGGCGGTGCTTTAGCCCAACGTATATATGGACAAATTGAACGAGGACAATATAATCGCCCTGGTCCCCGTGGTGCCGGTATTGTCCAACCTGAAGTGTTTATGGCGCCATATCCAGGAACCAAACCTGGTCAACCGACCGAGTATTTTCCTTTAGGCAATCCTGCCGCTGGTTATAGGTTCGAAGCAAAAACACCAACTGCCAACCAATATCAAGTTGCACAAGCTTTACCTGGAGAAGCAGGTAATCTTGGTGGAATGCAAGCTTCTAACTTAGGACCTCCTATTCGTTTTGGCGCGGATGTTCAAGATGGTACTCTTCAGAATGTCCGTGGCAATGTAAATACTCAATTAGATGAAAATCAAAGAATGAATTTTGGAGGTAACTACAATCTTCAAAATCAAAGCGGTAATCTTAACGTTGGGTACCAAACACCCACATTTGGTCTTGATGTTAATTTTAATCGCAGTCCCCGTGGTTATGGGGTGGGTGGAAACATTACCGGCCGTTGGTAAAAAGTTATGACCAAAAAAAGAAAACTAATTAAAGGAGCCCTTAAAAAACCTTGGCTTTACGCTGCAGGAGAACTAGCCTTTTTTCGCACTTGGCTAGAACACAAAAAACAACGCAAAGCTGCTAGGATGCTTGTAGACAAAGAGTGTAATAGTTAATGGCAGCCGACGCTAAAGCAAGACTCCAGGAAATTGTAAACGCTTACCTGGACAAAGACTCAAGCACAGTAGTCGACACGAGTGTTGTAGCGTCTCATATTGCTCAAATGAAGCTTTTTGGCATTCGCCAAGGAGTAGAGTTTTTTCCGTCTCAAGATAACTTTGGTGCTCAACGCAAAGACTTTATTGATCGCGTACTAAAGTACAACAAGCTAGACACATGTTTGGATTCAATTTGGGAATATTTTTTATGTGATGGCCAGGGGTTGTTTTACATCCGCCCCACCAAACAAAGTTATAGACTTTATTATTTTCGCAACCATGAGTATCGGGCTTTTTACAACGTAGATGGCGAGCTGGAAGAGGTTGTGATTATTTATAGTTATAAAGTGCGCCGTGGTTATGGCTTTGGTGATCAGATACAAACTAATTCAATTTCAGGTACACAAACCACAGGCAACCCTGGCGCCAAAAAATATATTCGTTTATCAATTAAAGCAAAAGAAATTGAAGAAACGCATTCAGATTCGGAAATGTCTTTTGACATGCCGACTTACACACTGACGGGTCAAACTAAAAAGTTTAAAAACAGTTTGGGTTTTATTCCTTGCGTTGAAATTTTAAATAATCCACAGGGATTTTCTACCGAAGGCAATGGTGAATTTGATGCATTAGCCAATCACATTTGCACGCATGATGAATTGGTTCGCACCATGCGAAAGAATGTCCAGTTCTTTGGTAATCCAACATTATTATCATCTCGTCCTAAAACAGATTTAATGGAATCCGGCGGAGATTCTGTTGTTCAACGTCCGTCTATTGCAGCCAACTCTGGGTTTGGAAGTTTATCTGCTCTGAGCCGCTCAACTTTTAAAGCAGATCCAATTAGCCGTGGTGTTGACGGACAGATTCGTGTACCACGCGTCATTGCAAACCTGGAGCCAAACGACCGAGTTGGTTATATTGTTCCTGATGCTATTACAGGGGACCAGAATTCTTTTGCACGTCAATACAGGGAGGAGATTCGCACTGCTTTAGGAGGTGTAGATGAGTTATCTATTTCCGCAGGCGTTACCGCAACTGAATACAAGTCATTGTTCGGACGTGTGTCAGCCACATCTAAGAAAAAAGCCAACGCTATTTATACACACGGTATTTGCCGTTGTCTTGAATTAATTATTTATCAAGAAGAACAACTATTTAAATCAACACTTGCTCAAGCTGCTGGTATCGAGCGACCTGTTGACTTGGCTGGGGATGCTTCAGAGGAAGAAAAAAAGGCTTACGACGAAGCTTTAAAGATGTTTAATGATCAGTTAAAAAAACTGATGATGGCTTGCGTGGACTCCCAACAAATCCCACCAGGTGTTATGGGATTGATTCCTGATGGCGATGTCACGATGCTTTGGCGTTGGCTGGGTCCTGTCTACGAAGATTCGACACAAGACATCCTAAACAACTCTATTGTGGTAAGAAACCTACAAGAATTAGGTGTTGATAGCATTGAAGCACTGAAATACCTTTTTCCGTCTAAGACGGATGAGGAGAGAGCCGAGATGTTATCTGGGTTCCCATTCAGGATGGTTAACGAATTACAGGGTGCATACTCTGCTTTCGCTAAACTAGTGGGGGGAATGATGCAGACGCCCCACCCGCAAGCACCGGATTTACCGATGGCTGCGGATCCAAGATTGGATTTAACTCCATATCTGTATCGAACTCTCGAAGCTTTACAAAAGGAGATGAGTTATGCAGGACGCTACCGTCCAATCGATCCCACAGACGAGCCCGTCGCCAGCAGTGGCACCGAGCAGTTACGTGGTGGCAGCCCCTCAGGCAGCACCGGCCAATTACCAGGCAGCCCCGGTGGCGTACCAGGTGGGTACCAGCTACCCTCAAGCGGTACCTCAGGCAGCCCCCAGCTACCAATCCGCCCCTACTCAGTTCGCCCCCCAGTCCCCATCGGCGGACCAGGGCAGCAACCCATGGGAGTCGGCGTTCAACAAGGTGGTGAACCTGCTGAGCGCACCAGTTCAATCCCCATTCCAGGGTCAGTCATCAGCGAGCCCGACGCAGTACGCCCCGGCGAACTACGGTCAAGCCAGCAACCAAGCTACGCAACAATCGGCGACGCAGATCTCGTCTCCCAACCAGGCTTACTCGCCCAACTCTTCCCCAACCTCCTCCAATCCGTCCTTGGCGGAAGTGGCAGATTACCTGGGGTGGAGTCAGGAAAGCCGGATGGTAATCGACGCGTACGGCCTGGAAGCACCCGCCGTACTAAATAATTACGGTCTTCAGCTTGAAAACATGCTTGACAGTGCTGTTGCTTGGGGTACCCAGGCACAGGAAATTATCAAGGGCTATGCTGAGTTTGCTGTTAATGAGCACACTGAGAATCTGGCTTATAACGAGATTCTTACTAACCCCGATGTTCTTAGCGATTACACGCTGAAGTTCTTTGGTCCTGAAGGTCCTTATCCCGTGTACGAAAACGAAGGTCAACTTGAAACCCGTGGTTATCGTACGGAAGCTGCTTACAACAACATGGGTCAGCTCCCTGCCCCTCCCGCTGCTGCAGCTCCCCAGCAACCCGAAAACTTCTGGGGCAACTTCAACGAGATGATGGCTCGTGATCCCCAGAACGCTTGGCGTGCACTGAATCAGGCTCAACCTGGCACTGTTGCTAACAAACTGTTTGTAATGGAGTAAGGCTATGCGTTCATTAGGACAAACCCGTCCTCTGCTCGCATATGGAGTCCCTGCCGCTGCCGGTTTAGCAGTCGGTGGGGCTCTTGCCGCACAGGGCGAAGACCCAGGTAGTGCCGCGCTTGGTGGTGTTGCCGCAGCTTTAGGAGCACGTGGTGGCCTCGGTGCCGCTCGCTTAGCCGGAAAGTATGCACCTGAATTGGCTGCACGTATTCAAGAAAAAGCCGTAGTTCCTTTGGGAAATGTGGTTGGCAACATCGGACGTAATTTACCAGAGGGAGCCACGCTACGTGGTAAAGCCGTTGGTAGACTTGCCGATGTTATCTCTTCGGCAGAAAATGTTGCAGTTACTCCGGGCGCTCAAACTGCCGTTCGCAATGTAGCTGCTGGATTGGCTACGCCTGCCGCAGCCGGTTTTGCCGGACTCGGCGGTCTAGCTGCTGGTGCAATCCCAGAAGCACTCGGTGTACCTGGGTTCCAGCAGAATCAAGTTATTGATCCTGAATCACCCTATGTAACTAGTAATACCCCTGGGGCACGGTTGGGTGTTTCGCCTAGCCAATCCACCTATCGGTACCAGTAGTACATAAATTACCAACTGCTAAAATTTGTGATAGATAAGACATTCAGGTGTCTTTATCTTTCACCCGATAAAAAACCCTGACACTGGAGGATAAACCAAAGTGTTTATTGATAGCTAGTTCAGATCCTGGTAGGTGTGTCCTTTTAGGATTTGGTAAATAGCACCGTGATTACAGTTGAATTTTTCGGCAATCTTTCGATATGAAAGCCCAGCCTTCTTTAAAGATTTAATAGTAATCACGTCTTCCGAAGAAAACTTTCTTAAAGACTTCTTCGGTTTCCCTTTACTGGCAAAACCATTATTTTGGTAAGCCCCGAATTCCCAAGCCTTTATTAAATTTTCTTGCTTGGTAACAATTTCAAGATTTTCAATCCGGTTATTCCGTTTGTTGTGATCCTTGTGATTGACCTGAAGAGAAAAATTATGAGTCCCATGGGAACGAAGGTCCAATCCAAGAAATGAAACCGCCATTAACACGTGTAAGTGAAAGCGTTTCTTTCTTCCATTTATAAGAACTGAGACCCTGTCATAACCACTGGTTGAGCTAATAGGAAGTTCTTCAAGTTCTTCTTGGTTCAGGTCATTAAGTTTTTTCTTAAAGGCTCGACCGTCTTCCGTTAAGTAAAGGTTACCAAGCCCGGGTACAAGTTTTGGATCCACGTTGTTCATCAACATTTTTCCAAAGCATAACATGCCTCAACTGAACGCTCAACGTTGTCACCTCATCAAGCAATTGGTGAGTGAAAACCGGATGAATTCAGGGAAGCCCTAACGTAAAGTCGAGGGTAATCCTGAGCGAAGCCAATCAAGATCGTGATTGGAACGTGCAGAGACTACTGGGTGTAACACGCACTTGTTACGTAATACCAGATCTAGCGTCCGGCATCCCACGTGGATGAAGAGATAGTCCACCCCTCTAAGAAACTAGAGACCAGGAGAACGACTTTCCAAAAATCTTGGGTGCGGAGCTTTACCGTCCCCACCCCGCGTATATCGCTGAAATGGCTGTAGAGCCTGTGGTTGTCCACGACTTTACTCGTCAGCCTGGTCAAACCGTCCAGCTCGACCGCTACAAGTTCTGGGGAACCCCTGGCACTAAGGATAGCCGCGAGCGTATTTCCGATCAAACTATCGGTACCGCCAACAGCCGTAACATCACCAAGGAGAAAGTCCTTGTGGTGCTTAAGGAATACACTGGTCCTGCGGACCCCGGCGATCCTACCCAGCCTTCGACCTTCAAGATTGCTCGGGAAACCCTGATCACAGCACAGCGTCTGCTACTGGATACAGGCAACTTGAATATGTTCCACCAGTCCATCGGTAGCCTCACGCTGCTTGATGACTATCGTCGGTGGCGTGACCGCGTCTTCATTGACGAACTGTCCAAAGCAGAAGCCAACGGTCAAGCTTCGACCAGCCAAGGCGGTTACTACTTTGCTGGTAACAAAGCCAAAGCATCTAACGGCTCTATTTCCTATACTGCCGCTGAGTACACTGCTCAAATCCAACAGTTCCAAGTCCGTACCGACTTGCTGAATGTTGTTAAGGACCTTCGTAAGCGCAACGTACCGACCTATTCTGATGGTCTGTATCGTTGTATTTGCGATCCTACTTTCATGATGCACCTGCGTCGTGATCCTGACTTCCGTGAGATTGCTCGTTACTCTGGTAACCCTGGTCAAGGCATGTACATGGGTAACCCCATGATGCCTAACAACTCCAGCTTCTTCATGGGTCCCCAAGCTGGCCAAGGCTACTTCCTTGCTGGCGAACCTGTGATGCCTACTGGCGTTCAGTTTGAAGGTGTGAAGTTCTTCGAATCGACTAACTTCCCCACCAAGAGCGTTTCTGCTACTTTTGCTAGCGATGGTGCTAACACCTTCTCTAGCCAAGAAGTTGCTCAAGGTTACTTCTTTGGTCCTCAGGCAATCGGTGTTGGTATTGGTGGTCCTAACGCTCAGGTGTTGATCAACAATAACGACGACTTCAGCCGCTTCATCATTCTGATTTGGCAATTGTACGCTGGTTTTGAAATCCTCAACAAGGACTTTGTTACCACCGCGTTCAGCTTTGTGTCGGATGACGGCAACATTTGATAATTAAAATACGCACATTTATAGGAGAAATAAATGACTTATCTGTCTTCTAAGAAAATTTATCCCGGCAACTGGGCTGAACCCCTGAACAGCTGGTATAAAAATATCGACGCCATTGCTGACGGCACTAACGATTCTTCTAAGGGCGGCCCCACCTCCGTGTTGGCTGTTCCTGGTTATCGTTATTTCCAGCAACGTGGTTATGTCCCCGTGACCGCCACTTCTGGTGCTGGTGCAGTTGCTTCGGCTTCTGTGATCATCCCTTCCCCTTATCGGAATGATGACACCCGCACCGATATCACCGGCATGGTGATTTCTGGTAGCGCAACTCAAGCGGCTTACGTTTACCGCACCGCCATCTCTATTGCTTCTGGCTGGGGAGACGGTCGCGTTGCTTCTGGTGTTTATGCTGCCACTGGCAACGTAATCTCCTTTGGTCGTGACAACAGCGGTAGCCCTGTCGCAGCTTCTGGCGAACCTGTGGCACAAGCCAACTTGTCCTCTACTGTTTCTGGCTCGCAAGCAGGTGAAATCTATTTCGCAGGCGGCGTCCAGGCTTTCGGTCAAGTGCCTCTTCTGACCGCTACTGGCCAAGCTGTTACCGTTACTGGTACTTACCCCATCTACAGCGGAGCAACTACCTTCAAGGTATATGCAAAGCAGACCGCCAATTCTACGGCTACTTCCGGTGGTTTCTACATCTCTAGCGGCGACTCTAATTCTGGTCGCGCTGGTTATATCTGCGTTGAAGTGTGCTACATCGTTCCCGATGATGCCCCTGGCTACGAAGATATTGATGGCTATCTGACAGGTCGCACTGTTAGCTAATTAAGCTAAACTAGGACCAGAGAGTTGATCTTTGGTCCTTATGCTTTACCAGCACAGAAAAACTGGCGCCCGCGTCAAGGTAATTAGTGAGTGGGACAATGGCGATTGGTTTATGGTCGAAGACCAAGACGGTCGCCTTTTTACCGCTTATAAAACCGAACTTTCTCCTGATGAAATTGCTACCAAAAAAGTAACAACTTTACAGGTTAAAGATAAAGCTGCAAAGGATGAGCCCAGGTCTTTTCCACCGGAAACTCGTTTGAATGTTAATTCCGCTACCGCCCAAATGATTGCTGATCATATCAAGGGTATCGGTCTTAAAACTGCCCGGGAAATCAAGGATTTACAGATGTCCTTATCGGGTGAAAGATTCAATAACTTGGAGCAGCTCAAGCAAATCAAACGAGTTGACTGGAATGCTGTCTTGGCAGCAGACTTAATTCGAGTGTAAAGCTTGACTTAAACTTCTCAAGCCTCCTTCTGGAGGCTTTTTTGTTTTAAAATTAAAAATAAAAAGATAATGGCCGGATTGCCACGCTTGAGCGGATCTTCAATTTATTTAGGCAAAACAGGTGCCACCGGCGGAGTAACCGGTGCACATGGTCATTTTGAAGTTATTAAAGACGGCAAGCGCTACGGGTTATCGCAGGCACGCGCAGATCTCGGTCAAAACATCCAGTTTCGCCTACCTGGTAGTCAAACATGGCAACAGATGTATAGCCAAGGTACAGGCGGACAGTTCCAGTTAAATCCTGCGGTTGCTTTAACAGAAGGGATTGGAATTCGTGAAATTCATCCAGTTACTGGCGCACGAAATGTTGCGCATCAAGGCGAAGATTATTCTTTTCCAGAAGGTACATCTTTACGGTTTTTAGGCGGCGGAAATGTACAAGGATTGCCAAATGTTGGACGAGCTGGAAACATCTCAACCTTACATACTGGCCCATACAAGTTAGACGTATTTCATATGAGTGAACTGCCAAAGGCAGCTTCAGCTGCTGAAACAAATCAATTACCAACAGCTCCGGTGTTACCCGGTACTCCACCTACAACTGCGCAACAACCTACTCAAACCACAGAAGATTTGTTAAAGCGAATGTTACTACAAGAAGCATTGGCACCTTCAAAATCCCAAGATTTTCTAACTTCTTTCTTAATGCAAAACCCGTATCTTGCAGGTGGTCAGGAGCAATCGGCTTAATTCACTTACTTTATAATTAAACAATAGCGAAATGTAGAAGTGAATTTATCTGACTTTGATAAAAGTAGGGTCAGGTATCACCTGGGTTACTTTACTGTTTCAGTTCCTGCGGGCGACTATGCCCGCCTGGAAGAAGCAATGAATACCGTACCGGATTCATATTTTTACGACAAAATTATTATTCAGGTTGGTCGTTGCGATACAGCAGAAAAGAAAACAGAAGTTGCAACAGCTCCCTCGACACGTTTAGAAAGTATTGCCGGAGACGTTGATCGTACTATTCGATCAAGCAATGCCAAGGAAGCACTTAAGGTTTGGGATGAAATTTATCTCTATGAAACCAATCGTCTTGCCGGTATCCTTTACGTACCTAACTACAAGGATCCGTTCCAAGCACGTTACCGTTATGAGCGCTCTGGTGCTGAATTCATCCAGGCACTTCCTGGCCCTGCTGATACGGCAGTAGGTTCACGTATGTATCTTCATGAGGCTTGGCGGTAATGGGTATTCCAATGAGTTCAGTTGGTGGTTTGCTTCGCAATCTTGGAGGTGAGGCTGCAAAGCTTTTACAAAGAGATATGATGTCAGGTGCTTTAAGAGCAGGGCTTTCCCCCCGTAGTCCGATGACTTACCCACAAGCTTTAAAAGCTACTGTCAATATGCGGGCAATGCAAGCAGGAGCGCCTGCAGCATTTATAGGTGCAGATGCCACTCAAAATTTTAGGTCTACTCAAGATATTGAAAACGCTTTAAACCAAATTGGTCCAGCCATTGATCGTACTGTTAGTAATATTATTCCACCTTCAATTAGAAACTCTTTAAATCAATTTGCCAGTGAGCAAGAAAAACAAGGTTTTGGCGGTGCACTAGCATTGGCAACTCCCTTTGGTTTTCTTGCTTCACCTGTAATTCCAAATATAAAAGCACAATCCGTTAATATAAAAGCTGGTTCAGTGCCACTTAACGGCATCCGAACAGGTAAGTATGGTCCCACAGACTGGGAACCGCAATCTTGGATGTCTGCACAACGCAGCAGTCAGCAAGCACCTTCGGCTCGTAGTGTTCCATCTAGCCCTTTAGCTAGTACAGGTTCTCCAGCTGAACGTGCCTATGCCGCAGAAAAAGAGCGTGCTCAACAACTTACCGCACAAGATCCTTTATTTAAAAAGTATCAAATTGCTGACTTAACAAAACAATACAATACAGCCACCGGAGATGATCGAGAAAGAATTGGTTTACAAATATGGGCACAAACCAACCCCCGGTTAGCAGCAAAACTACGACCTGGTCAAATAGGTTATGCAGAGATGCAAGCAGCACCAGGATACAACACCGGGCTTGGAACAACCACGTCAAGTTTTGGTCAATATACACAAGGAGTTACAACTCCAAATGTTGACATTGACTCAAACACATTTACCAAACGACTTCCTTCTGACTTGTTAAGTTCAGTTGGCATTACAACTCCCTCTAGTCTTGAGGGAATGCCCTTTGCTCCTGGTAAGGGACTAGAGCAGCTTCTTCCAAACGTTAACGCTTATAACACGCAAATAGATTTCAATGCGTTTCGTCCCAATTTAGAAGAAAAACAACGTCAACTTTTGATCCAAGCTTATAACAGGGGTTTAAAATAACCCTTTGTTAAACTAAGAATACTTGGCGCTACATCGTAGGTAAGTCCACCAACTGGATAACGAATCTTTTGATTCACGGAAGCCAGTGTTGTTGCATTAAACCAATGATTCTTTGCCCTAAGTTTGTTAAAAGCGTCCTGACCAAATTAACGCTTGTGCTTGTATGCCAAACCGTTTTTACCCCTGGTCTCAAAGCTGATTCAAACTGGGTAGGAGTATAAGAACATAAAACCAATGGCACCCTTTACCGTACAACAACGATTTGGTTTAAAACCTGAAGAGCTAAACGCTTTAACAGTTTTAGCTGGACTTGAAGGCTATCGCGGACCTGGAAGCATGGATCCCGCTGCAGTGGCTGCTAGTACTCTCCAGCGCCGTTTAAGTGGTAAATGGGGTGGTAAAGATATTCGCAATATTGCCACAGCTCCCGGCCAGTTCGCCTCGGTGTTAGATCGTGGTCTGAACATGAAACAGCTTGGTGATCCCGCCTATGGTGCCAAGTTACTTGGTGGACAATCGGAGTTTGACCGCATTCAATCCATGATCAATGATCCGTCTATTGTATCGGGTCAAATGGGCAAAGTCGGCGAGTCTTTTAGAGCCTTATCACAGGGTCCTAAAAAAGGAGATTACATTCCGGTACCTGGTAAAAGCAATTTTTACTTTAATCAAGATCCAAATATAGCCAAACGAGGCGTCTCCCTTTTACAAGGAAGCCAAGTTGCACAAACCCCTGGAGCACCGCCACCTGTTCCAACGCAACCACAACAAAAAGCACAAGACTTCTTAAGCATGGCTAAAGAAGAAATTCTTAAATCTGTGTTGCAACCAGGGGCCTCTGCCCTGGGTAGCGCAGCATCTTCTTTAGGCGGCCTGTTTAATCCAGCTGGTCTCTTTGGGGTTACCGGTTTATTTGGTCCTCTCGATAGATAAGCTTTATAATCAGCCTACATACATTCATCTATTGTGTTTTTTTTGCAAAAAGCTTTTTCTAAAGGCCAGTTATTATTTAAACGTTTTTGCATTGACTGAGGTCTAATGCCTACTTCTTTTGCCCAATCAGCAATGCACATTGTTTTCTCATCAAACGTATAGAGTCTTGTGGCACGCTTACCACCTCGATTACGCGTTTGTTCTTTGTGTGTAGCCCAGCGACAGTTTTTTTTACAATAACCCTTGTCATTATTAATTCTTTCTAATTCCATTTTGGAATCAGGTTTTAAACCTACATCATTTAGGAAAATCGCAAAGTCATTCCATGCGGGATCGTACGTTATACCCCGACCACCATAGCGCCCGTAAGATTCATGCCTTGGGTTGTTACAACGGTTTTTCATTGCACACCAAGAACCGTATTCTGGCATTTTATTTTTATTGCCACCATGCTTAAAAGAACTGCATGCCTTTGAACAAAATACATATCCCCTGCTGCGTAGGCGTTTTCTATGCCAAGCCGCCGTGTTACCAACTCGCTCATAAGAAACACCACAACATGCACATTGAAAAATTGTTTGTGCCATTAGAATAAAAGAAGTTTTCGGAGGCCCCTGTCAATTCACCAGAGACAGGGTGTTTAGTCAAATATCTAGTACTGCCACAAACAAGCAGCCGCTCCTGGTTGATCGCCCCTTGTTTGACTCTGTACGAGTCACGACGCAAACCGTTGGTAGTGCTTCTACCAATACGTTATTTGTGCAAGGTGGACAAGCACCGTCCATCCTGGTTGACATGGATGCCACACTCAGCGAAGACAACAACAGCGGTGGTGTTATCGATTCAATTACTATTACGCGAAATGATTTCTATCGCGGCGCGGATTATACGCTTGACACCTCAACGTCAGGCAATGCAGTTTCCCTGGTGAGTGGACAGATTGTTACAATCACCACAACCGGTGCAATGAATACAGGTACTGCAAGTGGTGTTGGTTCTTATACATATACAGGGACAGCAACAATTACAGGCAAACTAGGTGCCCTTAACTATTCTGGAGGAACCGCCAGTGGTTTTAATTATCTTGGTGTAGCTTACGGTGTTCAACCTCAAGTTACCTTTGTGTTCTATCAAACCCGTGGAACGACTACGCCTATCCCAGGTTCTGGTGACTATCGTTTATTGTTTGCTAAAACAGTCCCAGCTAGCAGTGGTATTGTTGATTGCTCAGACGTAATGCCACAACTTGCTGTTCCTTCGATTTCAGCAGGCAATACGAGTGGATTAGGTTCTACTGCACCACTCCGTAACAAAGGTATTTATTTAGAGCGTGGCGACCGTGTTTATGTTGGTGTGTTTCCAGATGGCCCCAATTCTTCAGGGTACATTCCTGGTGCCCACGTGACGGCACAAGGCGGCTTCTTCTAAATCGTGGCAAAGCAAGGAAATAACTTTGGGTCTTTTGGGGCCCAAGACATTCCTGCTGTTGTTGGGATCCAGCCAATTAGAACGGAGTTTTCTAAAGGTTCTTTACCTAACTCCATTTTGCGTATGGACAGGGAATCTGCCTGGACCAGATGGAGGCGAGGGTATGAAATTTCCGTTGGTGTTGGCGTTCAACACGCGTTAACTTATCCTTTTCAATATCAAATCCCATATCCAGATGGTACGGCACCAACAGAAGGGCGCCAGCCGTTGATTCTTGGGGTTGTACAGGGCTTCCCTACGGCGACCAAGGAATTCGGCGTACACTGGGCTGGATGTCGAATAGGAGCCATATTGCGCTTTGATAATGTAACGGATTCAACCGGAGTACTGGCGAGCATTGCCTCTGTAACAGAAGACGATGAGTACTGGTACGTACAACTTGCAGGAACGTGGAGCAGCTCAAATCCATTGCCGCCACCTTTATATGTGCCCAATCCTTCTGGAGATCCAATCAAGCCTTTATTGGGTGAGATACTTGAAGATCGGATTCTTGTCCCAGGTGAACCGCCAATTACCAAAGACACTTTAAATCCAGCAACAGATAAAAGATATGGTTTTGTTCAAGCAATTTTAATTGATGTAGATGGGGAAAATGGAATTTTAAAATTACAAAAAACTAGTTCTTTTGAAGCAAGTCCTGACAATGTTTATGTAACACCCGCAACAAGAAAGCCAAATATTGGACGCTACTTAACAGTTGGAACTCGTTATGCCTGTTCATGTCAAGATTTTAGTCGTCGTAGTTATGCTTTCATGATGAATTTAGACGGCAAAGAAAGACGCCGTTTCCCTTACACAAAACCAGCATTGCTTAAATACGGACGGCATGAATTAATTACAGATCCTAATTCAGGTGTAATTGATAACCGTGCAATGACAAATGCAAATACAAATCGAGATTTGGCATTAACTACAGATTCAATTGATAATCCAGGTGTGTTTAATGATTTTGGTGGGCGTTATTTAAGGAATTTTTCAGCAGCACGCAAAGCCGAAGGCCCGACTACCTTTGTGGATTACAAAGCTAAAAACAATCAAATCATTTCGTTTTCTGACTATTGGTCACCACTACTCGATGAGATGCGATACTGCAAACATATTTACGCTCTTCGTTTTGAAGAAGGAATTTTGCCACCTGAGCCATCAGATCTTCCTGTCGAAACCGAAGAAAGCCTTACTGAGTGGGAACAGAAATTGGTACAGGAATCAAATGTAACCAAAAGACACATTCAAACAATGAACGGTTTACGTGCTATGGCTCTCATGGATGTGCCGCCAAAAAACTTTCAATCGCCCCAAGTACTTCCAATGATGCAAAAATTACTTAACGTTCCAGCTTCGTTTATTCGGTTAGAGAACTTTAGAATGCAAGATAAGACCGGTGCGTTTTATAATCCTGCCGCCGGAGAATCCCCTGCGGTATAACAATGGCTGACTTTGGTGAAATTATTGAAACACGCTACTTACTTTCCGAAGAGCAATTAAACGCTAGTAAATTTGGCTTTAGTGAAGTTTATTACAGCGGCAGTCCAACGGTATATTCCCCTGGAGATGTGGTTAACTTACCCTATGCTTCTGGTGAAACATCAACAATAAACGCATTAGGGAATGCATGGGCCGCATATGCAAGCGGTGTCGGACCGGCATAAAAAAACAGCCCTAACAACAGGGCTGCCTTTAATTTTTATGTGTTAAATCAAACGGCAACCGCCATTTTGTTCAAGTGTTTGCGTACCTTCTCAACATTCCAGCGATAGCTATCACGTGAGTAGGTACCGGGAAAGGCTGCGAAATGAGGACCAAGTTTTAGGGTACCGTCATCACGATATTTGAAGAGGGTTGCGCGATCAATACCAAGGAGTTCTTCTGCCTTTTGAACAGAGACCCACTCTGGATTCTTTGTCATGACTTGAGTGTCGTGTACAAAGATAAGGTAGCAAAAGACCAGCGGTTGTCAAGGGTTTTAATAAATTTTTTATTTTTATATCTTGGTGCCATCTGAATGGGTCAACTTAAAATAAGATAACGGCAATTAAATGCATGTTTTCGAGTGAGCATGAGCCCCTTGCATTACTTGTTGAAGTCACTCCAAAGCTAGCGAAAAAACGGTTTCGAGACGAAATATATAAAGCATGGAATTATTGTTGTGGTTATTGTGAAGCAAAAGCTACCAGCTTGGATCATATTGTTCCACGATTTAAATCTGGTTCGACAACCAGAAGGAACTTGTTGCCTGCTTGCCGTCGTTGCAATACGGCCAAGGGGAGTGAAGAAATGAAAATCTGGTTTGCAAAACAACATTTTTTTACAGAAGAAAAATTGCACATCATTAAACAGTGGATGACTGGTGAACTTATAGATATTGTTTCTTATCAAGTAGAATTTTTAAACAGTCAAAAGGCATCTTAATATGGCTAAAAATGCGCTTTCCACGTATTTAGCTGGTAGCAAAGCGGACATTGTAAAGTACAACAATGCAATAGCAGCTGGATATACCCCCGCCGAAGTTAACGCATACATTTTTGCAAATACCAAACCCAAAGAATGGGGGTCCAAGGTTACCGCTGAGCTGCAAAAAGATTCTAGTTATAACAGTTGGACAGCAGGGACCTATGGGTCTACGCCAACAACAACAACAACAACAACCACAACAACAACGACAACCACCCCAGTCAAACCTGTCGTTCCAAAAACCAGTTACAATTTGGGCGATAAAGCGGCGCTCTTTGAAAAATATGTAGATGAAAATTCAGATTTAAATGATTCTTGGAACAATGCAGGATGGCAAAATACTTTTGAAAGCAAAGCAGATGCAGGCTATGACCATTGGATGAAGTATGGCAAAAATGAAAATCGTATTATTTCGGGTCCAGCCAAAATTGGTTACGATAATAGACAGTTGAAGTTAATAAATGAAGATTACATTGGAGCAGGAGCCAAGTCAAAATATAACGATATCATTAATGCGTATAAGACTTCAAGCGGAGGAAACTATAGGCAGCTGGTATCTAGCCTTGCCAATACTGTTGGTCCAATTAATCTTAATGATCTATTTAATACAAGTTCCAAAAATGCTTTAGAAGCTTACTACCTAAGCAACAAAGTAGGTTCCCCTTGGGATGCGTCTACCTATGGAGCGCAACCACCAACAGGTGGGTTTGATGCTACTTATTATGGCAATACTTATCCAGATGCATTAAACAGTTGGAATGACGCACAATCTGTAAATGTTGGCGGCTATTCTGTACCTGATTTAGATATCACAGGTCGTTACTCAAAAGAAACATATTTATTACAACATTACACAAACGTCGGTAAAAATGTAGGTTATAGAGGAAATCCCCCACTTGATACAGAAGCTGCAAGTAGTTATAAAGAGTCTTTGACAGATGCTGATTATCAACTGTATCGAGACCGTGTACTTGGCCTTGGAACACCTGAGCAACCAGCAATACTGGGTCAAGAAGTTCAAAATGTGATTACGCAAAAAGACTTACAGCAACAACAAGTGTTTGGTGCTTTGACGCAAGATGTTTTAAAACAGACAATTACTGAGTTAAATAAAGCAAAATCTCGAGAAAGTAATTTAGCATTAATGCGCCAACTTCCAGGTTATGACGAGATTTACTCTATCAACTCTACGTTGGCAAACACATTAATTGGAGATTCAGGCATTGGAGGAATCTTGTCCATTGGAGGCAGCACTGAAAAAACCACTAAAAACTTAGAAAAAGAATTTTCAAAAATTACCGGAATTGCAAGTAGCTCCAATTCAATCTTATATAACTGGCAACAATGGTTTGATGATACGCTTTTAAAACGTTACCAAGAAGGTGTGGATCTTGGAGACAGTGTAGATGCTGAAAATCAATATCAAATAGATAAAGAATTTACAACAAAATTTATTCAGGATTACTTAAAGCCACGCTTCGATACATCAAGATCCATGGATGAGTTTGTAAGTTATATGGATGTTAAAGATAACGAGCAAAACATTTTTCAAACACAGACCGCTTTAAACTCATTAAAAGAATACGCAGATACCCGTGCTAAAACTTATTTAGATCAATTAAAAAGCCAAGCACCTAATACTTTTAATACTGAATTTTATTTTTCACCTACAAAAAATACACTTAAAACTGATTTGTATACAAAACAATCTCAAGAGGTGGTATCTGATTGGGAAGCAGCCAAGAACGGAGACGCTTTTTGGGCAACAGAAGCATATCGTTATGGATTAGATATTAATAATAAAGACCAATTTGCGCGATTACATTATGAAGTAAAAGGTAGGGGCGAAGGATACGACCCGGCCGTTGATATTGTTTCTTTAGAAGATGCAAAAAACTTTATTAGTAAAACACTGATTCCAGCAGTATCCGATATGAAAACTTATTTAGGAGATGCTTCTTTTTTGCAGTTTGTAACACCAGAAGAATTTGCAGACGAGTTATTGCAAGGCGTATCACCAGAACAAAATAAAGAAGAATGGGATAAAATTCTTAAACAATTTGGCCTTACTGAACAAGGATTAGATACTCAACAAGTGAAAGAATATATCATCGAGGCTTTACGTACTGGAGCGGCAAAAGATATTCGTGAATCCATTAAGTACCTAAATGAAAAACAAAAAACTCCAACACAAGAAGAACTCGGTGCATCTTATATCCAAAGAGCGGAAGATGTGAAGCCAACTACATCAGGAAATGAAACAGCTTTGTTTAACCTTTTTAAATCTGCGGGTTATCAAGGGTCCGAGGACGAGTTTTATACAAATTTTATGCCTGATGTTGACAGAGGTGAACAGCTTCTTTTAAGTAAAGGAGGCTCTAAAAGCGGATTGCAGTTCTTGGGAATTGATACATCTGACCCCTTTTCATCTTTAACTAGTATTGATAGTCTATTTAATACAACAGAAGAAACAGATAGTAAAACAGTAGATACAAGTGAAGCTCCTGCGCCTTCTTATTTTAAACTATTTGGAGACACCTCAGAAGAACCCGCATCTAAATCAAAGAGCGGCCAGCAGATACTAGGAGAATTTACCTCCTTATTTAAAGGATTTTCATAATGTCACAACAACATAAAAAAGCTGCTTCAGCGGCACATCGTTATCAAAAAGATAAGATGGAGTGTAATAAACCTCAACGTGCTCCTAAGGGAGATACCCATAAATGGGTTGTTAAAAGCTGCTACGACGGCGAAGAAAAAATTGTAAGGTATGGTCGCCGTGGATATGAAGACTACACACAACATCACGATAAAGATCGTCGTACTAATTTCCGGGCACGAATGGGGTGTGACAAGCAGATGGACAAGAATACGCCTAGATACTGGGCATGTTCCAGACTTTGGTGATATGTGGTAATCTACTTACGCACTTCACTCAGTCACCATGGCAAAAGCAAAAGCAACGTCTACCACCAAACTTGAATCCAAGCCCAAAAAAACTAAACAAGGACAAGGTCAAAACTCATTGCCAAATCACGGTCGTAAAAAAATGCGCGGTCAGGGCAGATAATTTGTGTATGATTGGGGATAACGATTGTTATCCCCATGGCAGATTTTTCACATGCCATTAATCTTATTCGTAAATACGAAGGGTTTAATGAAAAAGCATATGCAGATCCCACAACAGGAACAGAGCCTTATACACTTGGTTATGGGACGCAATTCTATCCAGACGGTGCACCTGTAAAGAAAGGCCAGTGTTGCACCAAAGAAAAAGCTTTGGAATATTTATTTCACGAGTTAAATATTATTGATGGTCAACTTTCAAAATTAAACCTAGGTCTTGACGACTATATGCGTCAGGCTTTGATTTCATTCATCCATTCTGTTGGCTGGGAAGCTTTTTTGTATAGCCACGTAATTGACTGTATTGAGCACGAAGACCTGCGTGCGGCAACAGAAGAAATGGGCCAATGGATTTTTGATCCCGACTATCAAGTCATAGGTGGCCTCTTGGATAGACGACGAGAAGAGGTGCAATTATTTTTGCAAGAAACAAACGTAATCCCTTGGTCGTCAAGCGAAGTTTTATTAAAAGCATTCAGAAATTACATGGCAGCATCTCACCAAGTCAGGGCCATACGTTGGTTAGAAGAACATATCAGCCCGTACGTACTATCAGAATTTGCCAACCAGTTTCGACTAGATGATGACTTGCTTGTTGAATACCCCTCTGATGAGCTAGATTTGTTATTCAACAGCTAGTCTTAGAATACTCTTGTTGAAGCCATGAAAACAGGAATGGAAAGTTCAGTGGAACCCAGGGAATTTGAGCTTCCTTTGGAGCTTCAATTTGCAATGCGCAAAGCTGAGTTACAAGCGCAAGAGATGACCTGGGATCAACTATATGCCGCTCTTCTAAACCTATACCACCAACGTTTGATGGAGTGGCATGCGGTTAAAGAAATTCTAGAAGATGAGAACATCAAGCTTGACTTTGATGTTCCCACCGATTTGGAATTAGCTGAACTCGCCGCCGCATGTGTGTACGACGACGAGGATGACGAAGATGAAGATGATGACGATCTTCAACCTTTTTGAGTAGCCTCGTCAAATTGAATTAAACGGTCCAGGTACCAGCCAGCTTTTTTTAACGACTCAGTACCGCCTTTATGACGCTCACGCCACAGATATTTCACGTTGTTACCTTTTAGGTAGCCGCGATATTCTTCGGGTGTTAGTTGAGCCTCAATTGCCTCAATACATTCAATTCCACCGTCAACATAATGAGGAGGATGATTGACAAGATCGGGCTGTACTTTTGGACGCTGGGGAATTGTGTTTTCCCCAGGGAAGTTTGAATTGCGGTCTTCAGCCAGGAAGGTGTTGGTCATCCATGGAACTGGGCAAACCCCATCTTTACATTCAGTAGATTCGCCGCCAAGAATCAATACATCAGAACTGTCTGATGCGCTAATAGGAGCAAACATGTCTGGAGAATTGTTTAACGTAAAAGGCCCCGGCGCTTCTGTGAAAGGAGCTGTTCCTGGGTCATTGTATCCGCCGAAGGTAAAGACAGAACGAGTTCCTTCGGACGTGGGGATGCCCCAGGATACTGCTTCAGTGCTTCTTCCATCGACGGGATGTAACCCGTCATTCCCGGACGTGTGTTCCCTTCCAATTGAAGATTCGTCCTTTCCAACCCTTGTTCGCATAATGCCAAGCCCCTGTTGTACATGTCATACAAGGGTACATCATTTTCCTCGTTATCGAGAGGTCCGCCAAAATCTTCTTCAGTAAGACAGCGGCACTTAATTTCGTCTTGTACGAAACTATCTAAAAAACCAGCAGCGCCATGCATAACGATATGGGGCTTGAATTATCTCAATTACAATAGTATCATGGCAAGATTTTACGACCCACGTCAAGGAAAAGAGAACCAACCGTTTAATACACGGGTTGGTCGTAAAGGTTTTCTTGAATACGACGCGCAAAACAAAGCAGGTACCTCCGGCGCCGAAGTATCAGACTTGCGACCTGAACAGGCTTATGACACTGATTTACGGCGTCTAGATCCAGAGGAACGCGGTGCTGCATCTTCGTTAAATAACAAGCAAGACCGAATTGCTAAGTTTATGGCTGCTGCCAGAAGCGCTGGAAAATTTAAACAACAAGCGCAGATTGACGAGATGACTACAAATGGTAGAACACCTCGTCAAGAGGCATCGTTTAAAGGCACAGCTTTTCCAAGCATGGGCGACACAATAGGCACTGCAGGCAGTACAAACTACGCAGATAAACCTCAAATACGTTCCGGCACATTCAGAGGATTTTAATAATCCCGGTTGTTGTAAGCTTCAAGTTCTAAAGAATCTTGAAGATCTTCAAACATATTCGCAATCATATTTAAAACCCACTGCACGTTATCAACGCGACACCGTGAAAGTTTTTGGCAGATTTCTTCATTTTCCTGGTACACCACAGCACGTGTAAGGATCTCCAAAATGTCAAGCCTTTCTTCAGCGTCCATTAAACTTGGGAAAAAACAATTTCTTTTTCTTGGTTTTGATACTTACCCTTTCGATCTTGATAGGTAGTTTCGCAAGGATTACCACGGTAAAACAACAACTGTGTAATACCTTCATCAGCATAAATCCGATTAAAAAGACCCGTACAGTTGCTGATCTCCAAGGTTAAATATCCTTCCCACCCAGATTCTGCTGGAGTTATGTTAACCAAAATTCCCGACCGCGCATAGGTAGATTTGCCAACTGCAACAACGGTTACATCTCTAGGAAGTTTTAGGCGTTCTTGAGCAACTCCCAAGCAATATCCATAAGGAGGCAGCATAAAATATTGGCCTTTCTCATCTTCTAATAGTTCGGATTCACAAAGAATCTCAGGATTAAATTCTTTTGGATCACATTCACCTGCTTGAATACGTCCAAAAACCAAGCATTGTTTTGGAGAAAGGCGAATGTCATACCCGTATGAACTAAGGCCATAACTTAAGATTCGTTTGTCATCTCGTTCACTAACAAGACAGTCTTTAAAAGGAGTAATCATGTCTCGGTTTTGTGCCAAGTACTTGATTTCCCAGTCAGCCAGTATGCTCATTGCAGCGTTGAAACGTTCTTTAGTCTACAAAACCTAGCAGATAATTCGTCCTTTTTCCGCGTAAATATCAATAAATTTTTGAACGGCAGCCCCGGAGTCGTTCATTGGCGGTAAATAGACTAAAAACGAAGTACAAGTCTTGTGTCTGTCAATCCCTTTGCTTGTATTTTTAATTAATGTTGGGGCTGTTTTTAAAATACAAATGGGAAAATCAAAAATTTTTTGTTCGTATCTAATCATGTCCGGACAATTGGTAAAATACAAACCTTGTTTAATGTCTCGATTAAGCCAGGATTGATACAGCTTGCGAAACCAGACAGCATGTGAAGACACCAAAGTTGGAGATGTTGCACGTGTCATTTTCCAGCGGTCGTTTTTCTTATCACGGAAATAAGCACCCCCTGGAGGAAACAAATAAACACTTCCGTACCATTGCTGGGCGTTTAACCCATCGTCTAAAGGAGTGAAAAACTTATCTGCTTGAATGTGTTCGTTGGCAACTTTAGAACTTGCAACATCTAGATCAATACCATCTAATAAAGCATGCGCTGCGCCGGTTAAATCATAATTTGTAATTAGCTCAAGATCCTCCTTGCGCATGCGTATGTCATGAATAGCCATTATTATTCATCCATCTTGTTGTAATCAATTTCAAAATAACGCATGCCCGCTGCGTCGTTAATCACATAACCAGCTTTTTCAGTGGGGTCAATTTTTTGTGCCGCTTGAAGAATGCGCCGAAAGCTTTCAGCCAAATCACCGTCATTGCTACGTTCGCACTGTTCCTCAGCAGAGTGCATCTCCTTAAGAGTTAGGAAAAACATCGAACGTTCTTTGTTGTCTGGTTGAAAAACCATGACACCAGGCCCTTCATGCTCCCACATTTTGCAATATTGTTGCCCCATGTCACCAAGAACCAACTTTATGGTGGCGTCAAGTATCTTGGCTTTCGTTTGATCCATCTCCGGACCGATCACTGAAGCTATTAATTTTTCGCGTCGATTCATTTGCTAACAATCCTTGCTTACTAAGGGATTCTAAAAGTTTTGGCAAAGGCTTGTAAAGGACTACCAGCTTGCCAAGATTGCCACGTTTCTTAACAAGCTTGCCGTTTTCATCTCGAACTTTATCGAATTCGCCAGAACGAATCAAATATTCGGCAACGCAGCGTAAACGGCGTTTCAACGGTAATTCAGCTAAAGGAAATTTACCACAGATGGTATCTGGCTCCATATCCTTAAAGGCAATTCGCAGTCGATTTGCCAAAGTCATGTTGGAGTTAGCATCTTCTTCTTCATAATTCTTAAGATTTTCTAAATACCTGCGTAGGCATGCGTCATCAAATGAACCATGGGGAGGTAAAAAATCTAAAACCTGACGAAATAAAGATTCTGTTAACAATTCTTCACAGTTTTCAACTGTGGTCAAAGTGATGTCAACACCTTGAAAACGATGTGCCATCATTCTAATTTTCCTTCGGTTGAAGTTTTATACAGTTCCGCAGCCTTCTGAAAATCTGTGGACACCACCGGACGATCTTTGGCAAATGAACGAACCAGATGATTCCAAGGAATCCGAATTACGGCACGTTTTCCCTCGTCCGGACAAACATTGATGTAATGCACCCCTTCGATCCAGCCCTTACCTTTGTTTTTTCTACCTACTGCCATCCAGTTTCGAATGGTTTGATCTGACACACCCAAACGACGAGAGCATTCTTCGGTTGAAATATACTCATCAGCAAATGCTTCTGGATTTAAAAGGTCAGTTTCTCCGTTTTGATACCGGCTATGCCACATGGACGCCAGGATATTCCGGATTCCTTTCAATTCAAATGCCACATCTTCTAATCCTTTCCTTAGTCCGTATTTCATAAAGCAAAAAAGTTTTTTTAATGCTAGTGTGTTGGAAAACTTTTTGCTAGGTAATGGAAGAACAAACTACCTTCGAGAACCAACCCCCCCAAGACAACACGGGATTACCCTCGTTCATCACACCAGAAATGGTGGAGAACATGAAACAACGTGCCCGTGAAGAAGCCATCCGAATCACCATGGAACAAAAACAACAAATACAACAAACGCCACCAGCAAGTCAAATGATTGCCCCCATGCCAATCGCTCCCCCTTCATCCTTTATCCCAAACCAGCCTCAGGTTGTTTATGTACGGCGTAATTTAACAGTTGCAGAACTGCTTCTGGTTTTACTACTGTCTTGTGGCCTGGTAGTAGGAGCCCAAGAAATTTGGAAATTTACAGCACAAATTTTGCCGCGTATTGAGATTAAGGTTAAGTAGTGCGTTAAGCACAGAGAAACTATAATTGAATTAAGAGCATCTATGCGTAGATAAATGGCCAACAGGCGAATTAGTGACCTACAAGAACTTGCGGGCATTGATCTTGCGGAGCAGGATTTATTTACGGTTGTACATGTAAATGAAGTTGATCCAGCGTTAAAAAACAAAAAAATAACCATCTCTGGTACCAAGGCATATTTAAGTATCTACTACCTTCCTCGTACGGGTGGAACTATTAGCGGCAATACCACAATAGGGGGAAATCTTACAGTATCAAATGCTACAACCACTTTTGATTTAGAAGTAGATAATAATGCGCTATTTAGCGGAATCATTGTTCAAAACAATGCAACAGTAAGCGGAACAGTTAGTGGAACAACCATTACCGGTACCAACATACAAGGTACCAGTGTTAACGGTATCACTGTAGCTGCAACAACTTTCACAGGTACAACTCTTAATGCTGTTAGCGGAAAATTCTCAACTCAACTTAGTGGCGCAACAATTACAGGCAACAATATTGCCGGTACATCGGGTATTTTTACTGCGTTAAGTGGCGTAACAATTACCGGGACTACTGTCCAGGCAACATCCGGTGTTTTTGGAAATCTTTCAACACCAACACTAGCTGTTAGTGGCAATTTAACCGTTGGTAGTGGCTTATTTGTTTCAGGTGATTCTGTATTTTCTTCTGGCGTAACAATCAGCGGAACACTATCGGGCTCTACGATTACTGGAACAACAATTCAAACTACAAGCATTACAGGTGTATCAGGTGTTTTTACAACAAACCTTTCAGGTGCAGTAATCACAGGAGACACGGGACGTTTTGCAAACATTACAGGTGTTTCCGGCACATTTACTACACGTATCAGCGGAGCAACCGTTACCGGAAATGCTGGTAGCTTTGGAACGGTAACAAGTATTTCAGGTATATACACACAAATCCTTTCGGGAAACACAATAACAGGTGATACGGGTCAATACACTAATTTGACCGGCGTAAATTTAATCGGTACTACACAAATTTCAGGGGCAATAATTACAGGTGATACAGGGCGTTTTACAACCATTACAGGAGCAACCGGTATTTATACCAGCACGCTATCTGGTTTGACTATTACAGGTAACACAGTAAATGTGTCAACACTTACGGGAGTTTCTGGGACCTTTACTACAAGTATTTCCGGTGCAATTGTCACAGGTAATGCAGGTCTATTCTCACTAGTAACCGGAGGTTCCGGAACATTTACTCGTATTTCAGGTGCAACTGTTACAGGAGATACTGGTCTTTTTAGTAATGTGACGGGGATCTCGGCTACATTTACCACCAGTATTTCAGGTGCTTCGATTTCCGCTACAACTATTACTGCAACAACAGGTACTTTTACAGATTTAAATTTTACAAACGCAACTGTCTCAGGTAATTTAACTGTAGTTGGATCAGGTTTTATCGGATCCGGTCTTAATGTAAGTGGTCGAATTAGCGGTGTAACTATTACCGGAACTACAGGTGCATTTACTTCTATTACTGGTGTAACTGGTGTATTTACAACATTAACCGGCGTTAGCGGCGCCTTTACTTCTATCACGGGAGTAAGCGGTGTTTACACCACAAGCTTATCCGGAGCAACAATAACGGGCAATATATTCTCTGGCACATCGGGTATTTTTGTTACTTTAAGCGGCACCACAATCAGTGGAAATACCGGCCAGTTTTCTAATGTTACTGGTGTATCCGGTGTGTTTACCACGTTGCTTTCGGGGGCAACTATTACTGGAAACACCGGTCGTTTTTCAAATATTACTGGTGTGTCCGGTGTGTTTACCGCCCCATCAGGCGCTACACCCGCATTAATTTCTTCTGGTGTTATTTCTGGCGATGCCGGTCTTATTATTAGAGGAACTATTACGGTTCTACCTTAAAAGAACTTCTGTTTTCCTGTTATTATTAAAGTAAGGAACAAAAAGTATTATGGCTTACGGAAGTATTAAAGTTGATAATATTATTTTCACCAATGCGGGTGCCGACCAAACTGTCACTGTATCTGGTTTATACGCCGCAGGTTCTGTTTCAGGGAACATCACGGTAACGGGAACAATTTCCGGTTTAAATGTTTACGGTACTACAGTTTCAGGAACTACCGTTAATGCAGTAACAGCAAATATTACAACAGGCATATTTCCTTCAGGCACTGCTGCAGCTCCTAGTATTCAAATTGGTACCACAGCAGGGGTATCAAAACCCGGAGTTTATTCCCCCGGTGCAGACCAAGTTTCTATTTCAACAAGTGGAACCGAAAGACTTCGTTTTGATTCCACTGGTCAAATTGAAGCCGTATCCTTAGGAACTGCTGCAGCACCCACCTATACCTTCACAACAGATCAAAACACGGGTATTTATTCACCTGGCGCAGACCAAGTAGCCATCTCAACTGATGGTACGGGACGGTTGTTTGTAAATAGCACCGGGCAGGTCTCTGTTGGCACTACGTCAACATTGCTATCTAACGCCGATCTATCAGTAATTGGAACTGGTGTAATTCAATTTTCGCGTTTTGCACTACCTACAAATCTCAGGCTTTCAAGAGCAGACGGTAGCGCTGGCGCTCCTTCTGCTATTTCATCTTCTGTAGAAATGGGCCGCGTTGAATACAACGGATATGACGGGACTACATATAAAAGTACTGGAGCAATACGTGGTTTTTCAGACGGAGGAATAAGTAGTACGTCTTCTCCTGGCTTCATAATTATGGAGACAACTCCATCTGGAAGTGCTATTGCCGTCGAGCGATTACGCATCACTTCCACTGGCCGTGTAGGGATTGGCAATACGAGCCCTGGAGCAATTCTCCACGCCACCTCCGCAGACGACGCTAAAACTGCGATCATTGCTGGTGCTACAAACCGTATCCGCGCCTACGGACACCTTGCGTCATTCGGCGGGTCTGTATTTGAAGCTGTCAATAATGCAGAAAGTGCCTATGCACCATTGCTGATTAACGGTAGCCAGCTTTCACTTGGTATTGGCGGCTCCGAACGCGCCCGCATCGACAGCTCCGGCAGGTTGTTAGTTGGCACGTCTA